CCCGCTGACCGGCATCAAGACCGAAACGGCTTGGGACGATCAGGAAGGCACGCTCACGATCATCAGAACTGGGGACTGCGAGCCGTATCTGCAGAACGCGCTCGAGCACCGCAACGAAGTCGGCCCGGACAAGCAGGGCATACAGGAAGGCTGGCATCACTACGCCCAGCTTCCCCCCATCGTGCAGCTTCAGATGATGGACAAGGGCATCGACATCACGCGGCAAGAGCACCAGCCCTACATGTTCCGCGAGATCAACGAGCACTATCCGCACACGAAGATGACGACTGGCACTGAGGGCAAGACCTCAGCACCGGTTTACTTCATGCCGAAGCCCAGTGCGAATCGCTCTTGACTGGGATGGCACGGTCACTGAGGACCGTGAGCTGTGGCTCGGCTTCATCAAGCAAGCGACAGAGCGTGGACATACGGTGATGGTGGTCACTGCGCGGTCTGAGGCATCGGCGGAAAAGATTCGCGATGCCGTGCGGGATCTCGGAATCCGCGTCATCGCGACGGACGGCAAACCCAAGATCAAAGAGGCGGACCGGCAGTACGAACACTTCTTCGACGTGTGGATTGACGACATGCCGCATCTACTGTTCTCGGAATCCGTTGAATGAGTAACAGCTACGCCCTCGCAGCAGCGCTGACCGAGCGCGGGCACCACGATCAAGCCTGGAAGGTGATCGCCCCGCTTCTCAACGACAACCCGAACGACATAGCCGCCCTGATCTGTGCCGGCTACATCATGGTCCGCAAGGGTGCGTTCCCGCAGGCGTACCACTTCTCGAAGTCAGCGACGAGATTGGCGCCCTATGACGACGGCGCCTGGCAGAACTTGGCCGAAGCCGCACAGAAGCTCTGCCTGATGGACGAGGCGGAGCACGCGCTACGGCAGGCGCTGCAGTGCGCGAAGTCGGATGCTAACAAGCTCGCACTCTTTCTCAACCTCTCGGCCGTCTACGTCGACAAGGGCGACTGGGTACAGGCTGAGAAAGCCGTGCGCCGAGTGCTCGAGCTCGACCCGACTAATCGTGCGGCGCTCGCAAACCTAGGCTTCTGCCAGCTCGCCAAGCGCGACTGGTCAGAGGGCTGGAAGAACTACCACAACACCATTGGTAGCGATTGGCGCAAGAAGATCAGCTACAAGGACGAGCCGGAATGGGATGGGACACCAGGGCTCACGGTTGCTGTGTACGCGGACCAGGGCATTGGGGACGAGATCAGCTTTGCCTCGATGATCCCCGACGCTGCGAAGCGCTGCCGGAAGCTCATTCTCGACTGCGACGGGAGACTGGAGCATCTCTTCCGCCGCTCGTTCCCAGGAGTCACGGTCTATGGCACCAAGATACGCGAGGGCAAATGGGCGAAAGAGGATCGCGCTATCGACGCGAGCTTGTCGATCGGGCAGCTCGGGGAGTTCGTTAGAACCGAAGCCGACGACTTTGATGGTCGACCTTTCCTCGTGCCATGTCCTGTCAGACTGGACCAGTGGCGATCCCAGTTCGCTGGTAAGCATAAGCCTGTCGTGGGCATCGCCTGGACTGGCGGCGTCCCTCACACGAATTCGCGCAACCGTCGTGTATCACTGAACGATCTGCTGCCGGTCCTCTCGCGCGACGCGCATTTCGTAAGCCTCCAGTACAAAGACGCTCACGAAGAGATCGAGGCGTTTAAGTCCCAGCATCCGGAAGTCGATCTCGTCCAATACAGCTGGGCGACGCTGACCGACGACTACGACAACACCGCGGCTCTCGTGGCTGCGTGTGACTACGTGCTCTGCATACAAACCGCGGTGGCGAGAACCGCAGGCGCCCTTGGGATGCCCTGCTCGGTGCTCGTTCCAACCGCTTCCAATTGGTTCTACGCCGCTAAAGGCGATGAGGTGCCCTGGCATGCCTCCCTCCGAGTTATCCGCCAGCAACGGTCAGGATCATGGACACGAGAGATTGAGCTCGCCGCCGAGAGAATCGCCGCTCATATCGGAGCAGTACCGGAGCGAGCAAGAAAGACTGCATGAGTCGGGCGTCTACGGCACGGCCTCGATTCAGTATGCGGAAGCGGTTGCGACGCTGATCAACTTTTACGAGGTCACGCACCTGCTCGATTACGGGTGCGGCGCGCAGACGAATCTGCCCAAGGCCATGGCGCAGCTACCGGCCGACAAGAAGATCCGGCACAAGGTCACTTACCAAGCTTACGACCCGGGTGTGCCGCGGTTCTCAAAGCCGCCCCTGCCGGCCGACTTGGTGGCCTGTATCGACGTGCTCGAGCACATCGAGCCGCAGTTCATCGACGCGGTACTTGATGACCTGACGCGGCTCTCAACCGCGGTCATCTTCGCGACGATCGACACGGGGCCGGCGCTCAAGGTGCTCTCTGACGGTCGCAACGCTCATGTGCTCCAGCGCCCGATTGGCTGGTGGTTCCCGAAGCTCGACGCGCGCTTTGACCTGATGACGCTGCAATCGACCTCGCTGCACTCGTTCATGTTCATTGGCAGCAGCAAGCCGCTCCTGACGCGAGCGGACGGGACGCCTATTACTTGTTGAGGGTGTGCATCGGCTACGACTCCCGCGAGTCGATTGCCTACCACGTTCTCACGCAAAGCATCATCGATCACACAACCGCGCCCGTCTCAATCATGCCGCTCACGGCTCTGTCGCTGCAGGGCTTCGACGGCCAGCGCGACGGCACGAACGGATTCATCTATTCGCGGTTCCTAGTGCCCTCGCTCATGGACTTCGACGGCTGGGCGATCTACCTCGACAGCGACATGCTCGTGCGAGCGGATCTCTCGGACCTCTGGAGCCAGCGCGACGAGAGCAAAGCCGTGATGGTGGTGCATCACAACTACCGCACAACGCACCGTCGCAAGCTCATTGGCACGCCGATGGAGTGCGCGAACGCGGACTACCCGCGTAAAAATTTCTCGTCGATGGTGCTCTGGAATTGCGGCCACCCCGGTAACCGGCACCTGACGCGTGACTTCGTTTCAACGATGCCGGGAAGCGTGCTGCACCGCTTCGCGTGGCTACCCGATGACTTGATCGGCGAGATAGATCCCGAATGGAACTGGCTCGTGGGTGAGTACCCGCTCGAAGCCGAAGCGAAGCTCGTTCACTTCACTTACGGCGCGCCGTGCTTTCGCCATTACTCGCGCGGGGATTACTCGGCCGAATGGCACGCGACGCACGAAGAAGTGAACGCCGCCCTCGATAACGCCCGACTGTTTGGAGCCGCCTAGTGGCGAGAATCACTGATTACCCGAGCTTGAACCAGGCTGTAGCCGATTACCTTGATCGGCCTAACCTGACGAGCTTCATTCCGGGCTTTATCCAGAACTGCGAGGCGACGCTTTATAAGACGCTGCGCGTTCGGGCGATGGAGAACGCGCTTGATGTGATCATTGCGAGCGGTGTGGCGGCACTGCCCACGAGCCCCGCGTTCATCGAGCTTAAGTTCGCCTATGTGAATAGCTCCCCGGTCATGCCCTTAAAGCGCGTGCTGCCTGAGCAAATATACGAGCTCTGGCCGAACCGCACCGTCACGACCACGAAGCCCGTCTATATCTCAACGGAGGGTGAGAACTTCACGTTCTCCCCGACGCCCGTCGATGGCGTCGAGGTGAAGGGCATCTACTACGGCCGCCTTGATCCGCTCTCGGGCTTGAACAAAGAGAACTGGTTCACTGAGAACGCGCCCGATCTCTTGCTGTATGGCTCGCTGCTCGAGGCTGAGCCCTTCCTTGCGACCGATGCTCGTATTCAGACCTGGGCGTCGCTCTACGCGCGGGCCTATGCCGCGGTCGACGGGGAAGAGAAGCGGCAGAAATTCTCGGGCGGCAAGCTCTCAGTCCGCCGAACGTAATGCCGCGCTCCATCGACCTCATCTTTTCCGACTTCGTGCCGGATCGGGGTGGCGCGCCGTGGCCCGAGAATCCCGGTTATCTCATCGACGCGACCAACGTGCGGTTTACGCCCAACGGCTATCGCAGTGTCTATCTCGACACCGACCCGCCAAGCGTGGGCACTCTCACGGCGATAGGGGGAACGCCAATCGCGGCGCGCGCCTTCTCGGACGTTACGCAGCCCCGCCACTACGTCGGCACCGCGACCAAGCTCTACGAGAGCAACGACTCGGGCGTGATCTGGAACGATAACTCGAGCAAGACCTACGGCGGGGCGGATTGGGATTTCGAGATTTACAACACCACCGTCATTGCGGTGAATGGCACCGACAATCCGCAGGCGAAAGACATTGATGCGGCGGTTGCCGATAACTTCGCGGATCTCGCCGGCTCGCCGCCCGTCGCCTCACTCGTGGCGCGAGTGCGCGATAGCTTGGTGCTCGGCACGATCATCTCGATTCAGTGGTCATCGATCGGCGACCCGACTGACTGGCCGACTCCAGGGGGTGCCACAGCTTTAGCTCGTCAGGCGGGCTCCTTCACGCCGTCGCGGGCCTTTGGCGTGATTACCCGCATCATCGGCGGGGAGAAGTTCGGGCTGATCTTCCAAGAGCGCGCCATTACCCGCATGACCTACGTCGGCGGGGATATCCAATTCGCCTTCGACGTGTACGCGCGCGGGGCCGGAACGGGCTACGCGCACTCAACCATCGTGATCGGTGGGTACACGTACTTCAAGAACTCTACGGGTATCTGGCGCACCGATGGCTACTCGGTGGAGTCGCTATCCATCGGCAAGATCGATGACGCCTTCAACTTGCGGATTCTCGATCACCCGAAAGAATCGACCAGCAACTTCCTCAACGGCGTTGCGTTTGACTCACGCGACCAGACGATTTACTGGCCCTACGTCGGCGCCCACGACAGCGCGAACTATCTTCTGGGCTACTGCATACCGTTGCAGCAGTTCAAGCTCATCAAGCTCGCGGGCTCTCTGACCAGCGGCACGCTCTACTCGATCAACGATGTCGTCACGACGAACTCGACGGTGGTACTGCCGTACTGCATCGATTCGAACCAAAAGCTGCGGCAGTTCTCAGGCACGGCGAACGTGCCCACGGTGTTACGGACGGGCTTCGTGGAGCTCGCGCCGGGGATGATCTCCGAGATAGAGGGTATTGAAGTCCTTGGCTCTGGTATGTCGCCGAATCCGACGATTTCGGTGCGCGCTGAAAGTGATTCCTCCGATATTGACCTTTCGAGCGATGGATATGACCAGGCGCAGAAGTCTCCATTATCAAATCGTTTCCGCGTGCCGCATGGCAACTCGGGGCTCTTCCACTCGTTCCAGTACGCCGAATCCGCCCAAACCCAAGCCGCGCTAATTCGGGGCTTGCGCGTGTACTACGAGATCAAGAGCGCGCGATGACGAGCTCGCGCTTGAATCTCCTTCGCCCGAACGATGGCGGAGACAGCCGGCTATTCACGCAAGTTGAGTCGATTCTCGACGGCCGCACGCGCAATCGCGGCTCGGTGACGCTCACGGCTAACGCGGCGAGCACGACAGTCCTCGATGCGCGGTTCCAGAGCTCTCAGTCGGTGGTGCTCTGCCCGATGACGGCCAATGCGGCCGCGGCAGTCGCAACCACCTATGTCTCAGCGCGTACGACGGGGCAGTTCACGCTGACTCACGCCAACAACGCTCAGGTCGATAAGACCTTCGAATACATCTTCGTAGGATAGCTATGGCATCAACCGCGCCTCCCGCCAGTGTCCTCTCCGCAATGGGGATGTCGTCGTGGGACCCGTCGAAGTACGCGTGGGACCCGACGAGCGGCGTGCTGACGTTTCTCGACGGCTCGGGCTCACTGAACTTCGGCGGCGCTTCGACCGGCACGGATCAGTTCGCCCCGGGCACGGGCGGTGCTGATCCCTCGCTCGGAACCAACGTCATGCTGCCGGGTGGCATGCAGAACTTCGGGCAAGGCGTAACGCCAGTCACTGACGTGGGGAGTGGCACAGCCTTCGGGACCACCGATCCCTACGGTTGGTACTCGAGCCAGAAGAATAAATACCAGAACAATTTCCTAGCCGCGTCGGCCGCCATGATAGGTGCCCCCCTGCTCGCCAGTTCTCTCTCGGGTGCTGGTGCCGCGGCGGCAAACGGAGTCGGCGACGTTGCGAATACCTATGGCATCAGCCCAGGCTTTTTAGACGGCGCCGCGACTGCGGGCGGTGAACTGAGCCCGATCACGCTGCCGGCGGGCGTGGGCTATATCGGTAGCGGCGCCGCATCGCAGGGCGCGCTCGCGAGTCTCATGTCGAGCCTCGGCGGCGGTGCAACGACTGGCAGCCTGCTCTCACAGTTCCCTGAATACGCCTCGCTATTCCCTGGGGCAGACGCAGCCTCGCAGCTTTTCAATGGCGGCGCGGATCCTAATGCCCCACCCGCTCAAGTACCTCCCGGTGCGCAGACGCCGGGGGGCTACGACCTCGCGAACGGGACCAACATTCCGAACTTACCGGGGGCCAATATGGCTTCGTCGCTTCCCTCCTGGCTTCAGTCGCTCCTGCCGTACTCGGGCCTCATCGGCGCGGGTTTGGGGCTTGTTGACTCGGCCCTACAGCCCGAC